TCGCCTAACTTTATCTTGGCCTGGGGCCAAACTTATACCAACAGACGAGGTGGTACTTGGGCCAGCGGGGAATGGTATTACACCGGATACCGAGACGAACTTGAGGATGGCAGGCCTTGCTGGATTCTTAAGCGCTGGATCGACCCAGCGGTCTTTGGCTCTGCTGAAATTTGGTACGCCAGCAATGTTTGCCCGACTAGCGGACTCCAGCTCCTTGCCGACTTTCCCTGGCATGGTGATTACCAGACTGTTCAGCCCCTTGTCTGGCGGGGACTTGTCAATTCGACGCTCGTGGTAGAGCACTTGCCGCTGTGCGGCTTGATGATTGACTGCTTAATCCCGATGGTGCATGAGTGGCTGAAGCTCACTGAGTCGCAAAAAGAAATCGGTTTCAAACTTGTGCAAGAACGCAAGCAGAAAGAACTTGATGCAATGATTGCAGATGCTAGAAAAGCTGCTCAGCTGCCCTTCAACGGCCCAGTTAGCTTTTCTAATCAAGGCTGTAGAACGTCACTGATTGACAAGCGCATGAAAGCTATCAGTGACTACTGGAATGCAGCTGCCGCACTCATTCACAAGCAAGGCTTAGGAATCACAATTCACTGAGGATCAAATGCCAGCAGACGCAAGAATTGAAAATACTTCTTTAGCTGACAACGGTCAGTTCAATCAGCGGTCTATGCGTGACACAATGACGGCAAATGAAAAATTGTATGGGCCGAACTATGTGGACCCCATCAACTTCAGAAAGCCGGAAATGTTTGTGTACATCTACTCCGTAGTAGATGAGCGCCCGATTGGGGCTAAACTGCACCGAAGTTTCCCCCCTTTGGTGCCGCATCTTGAAATCACAGAAATCAAGAAAGGTGAAAAGTATGCGGTAATTGGCAGGCTGCCGCACCCCATGAATCAGCCGCTGATGAGAGAAAACGGCGAGAGATACATTGACAGCCATGATGCAAGACGAGTCGCAATGGACATTGTGAACCCGGAAAACTTGACTCTAGATCAAGATTACAAAGTCAATCCGACTTATATCTTCAGTCAGGGCAATGACTATGGAAAGCTCGGCGTGTTCTGGAGTCTCTTCCCGAAGCCAACGGATGAAGAGATCGACAAAGCCGTAGCCAGAAAAGAAGCATTCTACCGAGCCCGGCTGGATCAAGCAAAAATCTTAGAAATGACCAACCCGAGAGCTTTAGCTGAATACTTGACTATCAATGACCGAATTGCAGCAGATTACTTTCATGAGGAAACTACTTGGCACAAGCACATTGTGCGGCCAGCATATTGCCCCAATTGCCAAGAGCCGATCCGCGAAGGAGCTGCTTTTCATGCATCCGCCGCACTTGCTGGCGTAATCTGCGTCATTGACTGGAAAGCTGCCGTCAAAGCAGGCGTCAAGACTAGAGAGCAAGTGCCGCCAGAGTGCCGCTGGTGGACACCACGCGAAGCTTCGCGGGAAGCGCAGATAGCTGCTGAATCGTTGCGGACCGATACAACCGCGTCTTAGCATCCCGCGATGTAATTTATGCCACTGCTTGACATTGGCGGCCCCTACCCTACTTACAAGATGGTCATGGACCTTGCTCGAACATATGTCAATGACCGTTTCATGGGTGCTACTTCAACCCCTGGCGAAGGCCACATTCTCACTGACAGTGGTGTATTTGCTATCCCGTTGCTCAGAGCCGCCACGATGGAGCTTTACCAGAGAATGGGCAATATCACTGGCGGCGGAGTAGTGATTAGAGACAATCTGATCTTAGAGAATTTGAGAGCAGTACATGGCCGTTGGGGCATCGGTGCACCAGACCCGACGATACAAGTCAGACTTGGCTACAACGGCTACTTTGACGGCAAAAATGTGCACCATAACATCAAGCTCCCGCCTGATTTTCTGCACCCCTTACTTCTCTGGGAAAGAACTTCACATACGAATAATGAATTCGAAGATATGTTCCAAACGCAAAATGGGCTGCCAGCCGTTAAGCAAACGACGGCAATGGCCTACTGGGAATGGCGTGGTGATGCCATCTGGATGTGCGGCTCATTGCTCCCGAAAGACTTGCGAATCCGCTATGTAGCTACTTTGCCGCTGTTAGATGACAACATTGTTGATTTAAGTCAAGTTTCAGTCCCTATTCAAGACAGTGAGATGGCACTTGCTATGATGGTAGCTAGAGATTACGGCTTTGCTCGTGGCAGCGATCAGCACCAGATGGCAATGCAGCATGTAGAAGAGATGACTAGGCTGCTTTTGAACCGCCTGATTAGACAACAGCAAGCAGTTGACTTTCGCGGAGAGCCGTATGGAGACCGCAGGTTGAACTTCTTTCCGCTTGATGCATATAGGTGAGATGCTATGCCTGAGCCGCAGTTTTCTATAAGCACAATTTCCTCAACTGGCAATCAATTGCTGATTAACACTAACGATCAGATGGCAGGATTTCTAGTCGGAATGAAGCTAACTTTAACCGGGTTGACTGCTTTTCCACAGTTCAACGGCATAGTATTTGAGCTTGTAGCTACAAACAATCCTAGCGGTGCTCGCTATCAAGCTACCATGTCAGGCATTATGTATTCAGTCACTATATATGACAATTTGCACAATTGGCCTGTAGTCAGCGGGCCAGAAACAGGATTCGTAGAAGTAGCGCCGGAAGTAATAGGAGGCCGCGCAATGGCAACTCTACAGTTCAACATCGACCCGTTGTGGTTTGGAATTGATAACACACAGCGCCGGATAATTGTGCAGGGCAATGCTCAGCTTATGCCGGATGAGCCTGGAGGCCAAACATTCACGTATAGCCAGGGTGGCATTCGCGGTGTCTGGGGCTATCTGGAGCCGATTAAAGCAACGACTCTCATGCCGCTCTGGGTGCAGATTGAGTCATTGAGCAGCGGCATAAGCTATGTCTGGACGCCTGGAGCAGCAGTCACCAATATTGAGATTGTAGATGGAGTGCTGACGGCAACGGCTGACAACAACTTTGCGGAGAATGATGAAGTGACATTCCGCTACTTGACTGGCAATGCTGATGTGTTCAACGGCTATGGGCTTGGAGTAACACCGCTGGCTCCGCTGAAAGTCACTCAGTCAGATGGCTCGACTTTTCAGGGAAATGTCGGTGTTGAAGAGATGGAGTCTACCGAAACTACAGGGCTGGCAATCCCAGTTCGCTATGGGCCGTTGGTGCCGCCGCCGCTCCCGCCAACACTGCCGTCTGCACCAGCTATGGGCTTTGTAAAGATTCTAGACAACGGTACGGAAGTCTCCAGCATTGACAACCCAACTGATGTGATTACATACCGTGCTGAGTTCATGCGCTCGTATTTCTGATGCCGCTATATTTCAGAAAAGATGCGACAGTACAAAATGCACTGGGGCAAGCTCTTGCTGGTGCACACGTTTTTGTGTGCTTGCAGCCTGCTGTGATCAACCCGACACAACCAACTCCGCTAGCTGTGCTCTTTAGTGATCCTGATGGGATAATGGGGCCGCTTGACAACCCAGTGAGAGCTGACGGCACGGGCAATGTGTTCTATTATGCTGCACCAGACTTCTACACGGAAATTTATACTTATCAGGGCCGCATTCAGAAAGTGCTAGTAGATCAAGCTGTAGGTGTGTGAACAATAACCGACAATCAGCTGATGTAGTTTTGACTACATATGGTGGATTATGCGTTGAAGTAGCTGCTACTGACTTGCCAGAAGGCGCAAGCCCGCAGAATTGGGATGTTGACTATGATGTCGGGGCAGTCTTCACCAGAAGCGGCTTGAAATCAGCTTATCAGTTTGTAGACCTAAACAGCGGTGTGCTGTTCGCCGGAAATTCAGCTTCCATAGCTGGAGCTTGGGCTTTTGACGGAGTTTTTGACACTACTACTTTCTCTGGCACTTCGGACATCATTTTCTGGAATCAGTTCCCAATTGCTCTATCACCAGCAATTGCCGTCACTGGAGTCGAGATTCAGCTCAGTGGGCACTACACAGGAAGTGTTGCACCGACAGTGACAGTACAGCTCATTCTGAATGGTGAGCCGATCGGGATGCCAGAGTCATTTCAGTTTCAGACCGGAGACAGCATAGTCACTGTCGGCAGCCCAACGGACGGCTTCTCTGCAAATCTCAGTGCTGACATCGTAAACAACATTACTTTTGGCTATCAGGTGTTCGGGACTGTGCCTGTCGGCAATACTGCAAGCCTCTTCATTCGTCAAGCCGTGATCACCATCTTTCAGTCACAAGGTCCAGACAACATCAACTGGATCAAGACGTTTGTAGAAGATGACGGTGAAACGCACACTTTTGTTCTAGATTCTGATGGCACACTTTGGGAAGAAAACGTTACTGAGAACCCCGGCGTTCTGGTGCCAGAGCTAGAAACAATCTACCCGAACCAGTGCGCTTATTCAGAGACGAATCAAGATGAAGAGTGGATTGCATTCTCCGACTTGCTGCACGGCACAAATATCCCCAGACATGGGACCAATTTTGATCGCATAAGCCAAGTTGGCCCCGGCTTAGCTCCTTCTTGTGCTGGCAATGCTGGCACTTGTGCTCCGACAACCGGGACAACGGATACTGGGCAAAACAGCTGCTGGACTATTGCGTCAATCACTCAAATACCAGCGCAGGGCAGTGCAACTGGGCAGCCTTTTCAAGATGTGCTGTGGTCGGCAGGCCCGACGAGCACAAATCCTGGCAATACGCTGACAATTTTCTACCGCCCTGGAACTGTACCACCAGGGCCTGACCCGAGCATTGTGATCGGGCAAGGGATCAATCTCACTGGCTTGACTGGAGATTTTCTCGGCTTGAATGGCACCTATATCGTCACCGATACTGGCTTTGCTACGCCTCCGGGTGGCGGCTCTAACCGCTGGATGTTTACGGTGCAGACGGTCACAACTTCACCGGCTAGAGCACAAGCTCACGGTACTACAGCTGGCAATTTTCAACCGACTCTGGCAACCATGACGCTGACGCCAGATCGGCCAGCCAATTTTCAAGTCGGTGATCAGATCACAATTCAGAATGCTACGCCAAGTCAGTGGAATAATACTTGGACGATTCTGAATCTAGTCAACGGCGGCCAGTACAGCATCACTCAGACCAGCTTGACCGCGGGTGTAGCTACCTATGATTTCAGCATAATCAGCGGCAATGCCCCGACCGTTGGCAGTCTGGTGAATATTACTGGCTGCATCAACGGGCCTTTTGTGAACGGGAGCAGCATCTTCAATCAGACTAATGTGCCGATCACAACGGCTACTGGGTCAACGTTTACTATCAATATTCCTGGCTTCGGTGATGTTGGCAGTGCAATAGAAGCCAATGCAACCGCAGTCGAACTCGGAACGCAGTTTCAATTTGATCCCGCTCCATCATTTCTTGGCCTTCCCGGTGCTGTATTCGGGAATGACACTGGGACAGGCCAAGTTTTTCTCAATACTGGTCTTGGAGCAGGAGTCAGACAAGCTGTCACAATCTTTGAGACTAGAAACGGCTACTTGACTGCACCGTCACCACCAGTCACTTTCGGGACGACTACGGCTGACAGCTCAATCAGAGTGACTAACATCTGTGTGGGGCCGCCGAATGTAGTAGCTAGAATCATTGCATTCACACCTGCAAACGGCGGCAATTTTTTCTACTTGCCTGAAGATGTCACTATCCCGAATGCAGGGCAGCCACTGACCTATAAAGCTACTAGAATTCCCAACAATACTAACCAAGATTGGGCATTCACTTTCACTGATGCAGTCTTGATGGCGGCAACGGCAATTGATATACCCGGCAATAATCTTTTCAATCAACTCGAAGTCGGAGCTTGCCGCTCTATAGTCTCGTATGCCGACCGCAACTTTTATGTGCATCAGAACAATCGTGTGCAGAATTTCATCAATACTACTTTTGATGGAGGTTATGTCACACACGGCGAATTCAACTACCCAGCTGGTTGGACGCCAGAGCCAAATGTGAATGCTCTCGGCGGGAGAATCAAGCTCTCACCAGTCTTCGGCTTCAGCTACTACATTGTGAGTGACGGCTCAAATGCTGATGGCATCTATGGCGGCATTCATCAGAGTGCATTTCAAGATGCCTACATGGTGCCAATCTTGCGGCCGCAAGTTGGCTATTCAATCCGCATTGACATCAGATCACCATCAGGCATCACCGATCAAGGAGGCCAGCTCTTTCTTGATGTAGTCAGCTATCAGCAGAATGGCTTGTACGGCAGCGCTGGCTTCCCGCTGCCTTCAATGTCAACTAACTTTCAGACTCTGGTGCTGCCGTTAGTGCCGAAAGGTGCATTGCCGTTGAGTGTGCCAGATGATTTGCTATTGCGGCTGTATGCTTCACACTTGCCTGCTGGAGCTGATGTCGAGATTGATAGATTTGAAATCTACCCTACTGACAGGCCAGACCTGACTACTCAAGTGTTTGGTTCGTATGTTGGCAATTTAGAAGCAGTAGATGGTGTCAGCGGGAACTTAGATGCTGGCGGGCAGAACAATCAGCCAGTTGTTGGCTTGTTTCGACAATACGACTTGCTTTATTTCTTGAAGACTGGCTCGATGTTCTCAACTCAAGATTCGGCAAATGAAGAGCCAGCTGAATGGGGCATCCGCCAAGTGTCGGACAAAGTAGGCTGCTGCGGCATTCATGCTTTTGATTATGGTGAAGAATGGATGATCACAGCAAACCGCTTAGGTTTGTATCTCTTTCATGGTGGTGAGCCGCAGAAAATTCTGCAAGAGATTCAGCCGATCTGGAATGCTCTGAACTGGAAGTTTAGTCACACCATCATAGTCAGAAATGATGTGCAGGAACGAAGAATCACTATTCACGTTCCGCTGCCAACACCAAACAAGTGGATGCCAGATGCCGTGCTGAACCCCAGCCCGGAAACTCCGAATTGCATGTTGATGTGCAATTACAAAGAATTGCAAAATGCTAATGATTTGATCGAGCGCGGGCCAGTCAAAGTCAGCTACAGTGGCAAACTCATTTCTTGGGACATCTCTAGAAAATGGTCAATTTGGCAGATTCCCAGCCCGTACTCTGCAAGCATCACAAGACCAGACGGCACGGATCAGTACTTCATCGGCAACGGCAGACACAATGCAAAAGTTTATCAGCTTGATGCAAACACTCTTGATGATGATGGCATCCCTATCAACGGCTTGTACTGCACATATGGTTTTCCGAAAACTGAGCAAGCGCAGCAGTATGGGCCGCTACTCGGCCAGTACAGAAAGCTCTACCGCTACAGTTCACACAATCTCGCAGGTGATGGAAAAGTACGGCTTAGAGCACTGGTAAATGATCTAGTCACACCGCACCCGTATGTAGTGCCTGGCGGGATTGACTTGCACAATGCTTCAGTTGACAACCGAGAAGTGCCATTCAATCTCACAGCTCAGAGGCTGTTCTTGGAATATTCAACGAATGCTCTGGCAGCACACTTCAGGCTGTCAGAGACAATCTTGTCAATCGTCAAGGATCCATGGGCTCCAGTGAGGGGGTTGAACTAATGGCCGGCCTCGATCTTGGTCAATTCACTCAGCACTTGCAAGTAGACAACGAGCAAGGCCGTTGGACGGCAGCAGCTCTCAGAATGATTGAGAATGCAGTCAATCGCTTAGCGAAAAATATCGGAGCATCTGCAATAGCTGATGCGTCAAGTCCTCCGCAGGTTCAGCAAGTGCAAGTCAAAGCTTCCGGTGAAATGGCGCATGTAGTGATTCAAGATAGCAATCCGGTAAACAAACATGTAAATTACTTCGTAGAATATGCGACTGAGCCAAACTTTCTTCAGCCACACGTTGAGCACTTGGGTACCTCAAGAACCAGGGTACTGGCATTGCCTACGAATGGCGACAGTCCAGGCACTGATACAACAACAGGCTTGCCTACCCCTGGCACTCCGCAATCCTACTATTTTCGTGCTTACAGCCAGTACCCAGGATCAAAGCCATCTAGAGCTGTGAACTTTGGCGGCCATCTGGCTGCACCAGTCACCATGAACGGCACTACTAACCTCACATTGCAACCTTCAACAGGCAGCGGGACAGCACAGAACAGCGGCCAGCAGGGCAACTACGGCTTTGGGCACTTCTTGAGCAGGCCAGCAGTACAGCCAAAGCGGAATGTAAAAACATGAATGTTGGTGAAATGCTGACTGAGGACATCGAGCGGATTAACAAAATCCATGAAACGGCGGGATACGATTATCGTCTGCCTGATTTCATTGATAGTCCTCTTTTTCCTGTTCGCCGCTCTGTTTACAGCTGCGGTCAGTTTATGGCGGCGGCTCTAGTGAAGCTGAATGCTGAAGTCTACTTGTTTGTAGATCATAACTGCGGCACTCCGCAAGAGCGCAAAGAAGGCCTTGAAGCTCTGCACCGCAATCTGATCACTAGCCTTGGGAGGCTTGGCCTTGATCAGATGTACTGTGTGCTCCCCCCGGAAGTAGAGAAGAGCTTCGGCAAGCGGCTTGAAGAAGCTGGCTGGGTGAAAGATCGGGGCTGGCAGAAATACACATTTGAAATCCCATGAGATCAGCCGTAGCACAAGGTCAGCAAGCGACTGCACTAGCTGGGCAGACTGGACAGCAGCTAGAAGGTCAAGCAGCTCAGACTGGGCAGAATGTTCTATCAAATCTGACACCGATTGAGATGGCTGGCGGCACTCCGCAGCAGAAAGCTGATGCTCTAGTACAGCAGCAAGGTGAGAGCGGCGGAGCACTCAGCAGTGTGCAAGGCCAAGCAAACTTGATGGCAGCCAGAAACCGCAATCCCGGTTCTCAGACTATGGCACTGGATCAAGCTCAACGGCAGAAGACTGCACAAGACCAGCAAGCTGCTCTGAATGTGAACAAGATGTTTCTTGACCGTCAGATGCAAGGCCTCGGCATGGGAGCTGGCATGTACGGCACTCAGCTGGATGCTGCTATGCGGGCTTACGGCTTGCAAGCCCCGCTTATCAATGCACAAGCCGCAGCAAATCAGACTGGCTGGGTGCAGAATCTCGCTCAATTCGCCAGAGAAGGTGCAGCAGGTGCTTCAGCTGGCATGTCAGGCTAAGTTATGGCAAGCAATCCTATACCGTTCAGTTTTGCTCCTACGCAGTTCTCAGTCCCGAATCAAGCAGGGACGAACCCAAATGCTCCGATTCCCGGGCTTGGCGGCGGCATCGCTGCGGTACCTCCCAATGCTGGGCCGACCCCTGGCGTAAACCCGCCAGTGCCGCCGCCAATTAACCAAGTAGCGCCTCCTACTGCCCCAGTGCTGCCTCCTGTGCAGCCACTCATGCCAGCACAGTATCATCCCGGTTTAGGCAGTCGAATCTTAGGAGGTCTAGGAGCTGCTTTTCTCGGCAATCAGACTATGCGGGAAATCCCCGGCACAATGCAGTATCAGAGAGCTGTCAGAGCACACGGCCTCGCTGAGCCAGAACCCGGAGGGCAGAGAACCGGCTCAACACCAGAAGAGACTAGAGGCCAAGGCGGCACTAGACAGCGGCTGAGCAGGATCTTAGGAGCTTACGGTGGCGGCGGGAACAATCGATAATCCGTTTGCAATACCGAGCTTGACACCGGATATAGCTCAGCCGATGCTTGATGCTGTGCCAATGGATCTTTTTCCACAGCAGCAGCAGCAAGCCAATGCACCGATCAGCCCACTGGCTCAAGGTCAGCAGCTCGGCTTGATGGGCCCACGGCAAGCTCCAGCTGCACCTCCAGGCTCAGCTGAGTGGCAGCGGCACACCCAGTCGGCAATTGAAGAGCGGTCACTGAACCGTCAGATGCAGATTCAAGATGCAATCCAGAAAGAGCTTGGCAGTGCAGGCTTGAAGCCGTGGAGTGAGCTAGGAACTGGCGGAAAGATTGGCCGCGTTGCTGGCATTGCTGGTGACATCATTGCTCCGAGTATTGCTCAGCGGATTCCCGGCACTCCGCTCTATGATCAGCAACGGCTAGCCATACTGCAATCTGAAGCTGACAAGCAGCAAGAGCTTGCAACTGGGCAACTGAGTGCACAAGCCAGAATGATTGAAGCTCAGACAGCAAAGCATGGGCAGCTTGTTCAGATGAGAATCGGCAACCAGATCGTGCTCGGTCACATGGACCCAACTACACAAGATCTTGTGCCGTACAGAGATGAACAGGGCAACTACATTGAAGCTGGATTGCCACGACAATTCACGCCAGTCAACCAACAAGTTACACCAGATGGGAAGCCTGTTTCATTTGAGCCTTCAACTAATCAGTACTACGTAGACGGCAAACCATATTCAGGGCCGGTTGTGCCGCTAAAGGGGCCAGCAGAGCAAGCCAAAGAAATGGAAATACAAGCTTACATGCACAACCCAGATAATGCTAAAAGCTTGGGGCTTGCTCCCGGTGAAACTTTTGAGACTCTCCCGCCTGAGCGGCAAGCTCATGTGAGAGATTTGACTGATCAAGCAGTTGCTAAGTTTGCTCCGGGGCCATATGTTGCTCTGACAGGACAACCGGGGCAACCCGGCATCTTGTACAACCCAGTGCACGGCACTAAGCGGCCGTTGCCTCCAGGCTATCAGACTCCGCAGCAAGCAACATTTGATGCTAAGCAATACACAGAAAATCAGAATGAGATAGAGAAACTCCGACAGCCTGTAGCTGCTCTGAATACTAGATTCGGGACGTTGCAAACCAGCATTGCTCAAGGCAATATGCTCACTGATTCAATGCTGGCACCTGAGATATTGTCAACCGTAGCGGGTGGAGCTGGATCAGGCTTGAGAATGACTGATGCTGAAATCAACCGCATCGTCGGTGGTCGCTCTAACTGGGAAAACTTGAGAGCAAAATTGCAAGCATGGAATACCGACCCCAAAAGAGCACGGTCTATTACACCTGAGCAAGAACGTGAGATTAAAGCTCTTGTTGGTGCAATGCAGACTAAAGTGCAAGCTAAGCTGACAATGTTTCAGCAGGCAGACGATGCAATGAATGCAGCTACGGATTCTAGTCAATACCGAATCATCAGAGCAGGCTTGCAGAAAGACATTGAAAACATCGACAACGGCCGCTTCTTAACTCAAGGCCAGATTGATGCAACGGTAACGAAAACTGGCAGAAGTAGAGAAGATGTATTAGCTAATGCCGCAAAACAAAAGTACACCGTCATCCCCTAGTCAAGACATAGACTTTTCACAAGCTCAGAGCACTCAAGCTCCGAGTGGGGATATTGACTTTGATGCAGTGCAAGCTGGCACAGGACAAGCACCTGTTCCGCCAGATTGGCATGACATTCAAGGTACTCTACTTGGGTATGAAGGTGCTAAGAACATCGGAGCTGGTCTCAAGCAGTCAGCTATACAGACTCTGCATGGCTTAGGGTCAATAGCTCATGCTCCACAATCGTGGCTAGACAGAATGCAGCAAGAAGCCACTCCGCAAAATCTTGCTCAAGGCGGCATGAAGTTTACTGGTCAGATGCTTCAATACTTGCCGCTTGAAGCAATCCCCGGTGCTCCGCTTGCTAGTGCTGGATCTGCTTTGCGTATTGCTGGTGGTGGTGCATTGAGTGCTATGCAAGCCGACAAACCAAGTTGGCAAGATTTTGCTCGTGGCGCAGTCATCGGAACTGCTGGAGAAGGATTGAGTGCAGGACTGAGAACACTTGCTCCAGCGATGGCTGAGACAGCTGCTCACATAGGGTCACAAGACCGCGGCTTTGGCCGAACTACTGGGCAGACACTGCTTGAGCAGACTTCTGGAATTAATCCAGTAAAGATGCAAGAGCAAATTGATAGCCGGATTGGAAATCTCAGACAGCAGAGAATTGCTGGGCTTGATCAAGCTAGCAACCGCAATCAGTTTGGCTCAACTAGAAGAGCACACCAGCTAGTTGATGAAGCAATCAAAAAAATACCATTCACTGCACCGCCAGAGTATAGAGCTGACATGGAGCAAGTCAGACAAGCTCTGCAAGACCCCAATGACCCAACTAGATTGATATTCAGCCCGAATGAGCTTGAACAGATCAGACAGGGCATTGACATCAGAGTGAACCGCTGGGGCCCATCTATGCATTCTGATCCGGGTGCACAAGAACTGCTAAAAGAACTCTACCCAGAAATCAATCGGCAAATTGACTACACAACTCCTGGGGATGCAAAGCTGCGGAAGAATATCACCGATCTGGTTCCTGCAAGCCGCCGCTACTCTATGATTCAACGCAATGCTGGTGTAGCTCAGAATGTAGCCAAACGCATCTCAGCACCGACCGGAGCATTGACAGCTGCTATGGCTGGCGGTTTAGAGGGCGGTATCGGCGGAGCAGTAGCAGGACTAGTGATTCCCGAACTTGTGTCCACACCCAGTGCCAGAATGGCTTTTGCAAGAGGAGCACGGTACGTTGACTTAGCTAAGATTCCGAAGATTGCTTCGGCAATTGCTACCCCATGGACGCAGAGCCTTACACAACAGCCAACTCAGTAGACTCGGTGAAGCTTCAAATATTCCATCCAGAGCATAAATGGGATGCTCCCGATGATGAGCGCAAGAAACACAAAAGCTAGCACGAGGTCCCAATTCTTCACAACCCAAGTGAGAAGTGCAACTCCGACTACGATCACTACTAGCCATATTGCAATAGTGGCAATGTCCATAGAGCTAGCAACTCTACACTAAACGGTTCTTTCTTGCAAGCACGGCAAAAGAAAAGCAAAAATGCCTCTCTACAGTCAATCGCCATTTCAGCTTGTGCCGCTAGCCAAAGCAGGCACTCCGATCTATTTGTTTGGTTTCTTGCGCGACACTGAAGGGCCGACAAAATTTCTGATCACTAAATCAGAAGGCAACGGCACAACTACAGTGACAGGCACAATCATTGAGGGGAAAATACCGCGAGTCGGTGAATTGATCACAATCATTGGAGCTACAAATCCTGACTTGCAAGTCACTGCGACTCCGATCACTGCGGTACACATCGGTAGAGTGAGCGGCATTGGCACCATCAGCTTTGCTAGCGGCAATGAGCCACCGCAGCCGCAGCCGATTACTGAAATCAACTGGTACGATACTGGCTTTGCTTCCTGCACTTTTGGCGGAGGCAACATGAGCCTCCTCGATGATGATGATGTGATCATTTTTGACGGATTTGTTGATCCTAATCCAGCTCTGCTAAACAAACGCTCATTCACAATTCGCACTGGGCACTCAGCTGAAGGCAATTATGCAGAATGGACTGGCTGGATGATTAGCATCAAGCACAACGGCCCTAATATCAATTATTTCTACGGCAACCAGACAGGGCACTTCACTATAGGCAATCCGCCGACAGCTTCACCAGCTGTTGCACTGATCCCAAGAAGCCCAGTGCTTGAGAAAGTGCAGAAAGGCTACAAGTCAATTGCCGTTGCATTGTCTGATGATCCGCAGGGCCGCTCAATACAGAACTTCTCAATTGATGTAGCTTTCTCTTGTCCTGGCAAAGTACCAGACTTTGACATTGGAGTTGAAGTTTCAAATGACAACAATGATTGCAACTTTAGAGAAGTGAGCCGCATCATGGGCTTTCCTCCGACCGAAAACGGAGACCCGGAATTGCTCACTGTCTCGCCTCGCGTTACGCTGCCGTTGACTACTATGCCGCAATCACCCGGACGGTTTGAGACTGGTTGCATGATCACAGCCAATTTTGTCCGGCTGCATATCAATGAGATTGCTGACAATTCAAAGCTTGCTGCAAGGCTGCTGATCAGATAATGGACGAACCCGAGCCTAAATTCTTCCGCCGAGACAGCTTTATTCAAGATGCTTTGGGCAATGCTCTTGCTGGCGCACAGGTCTTTGTGTGCAAGCAGCCAGCAGATTTGAATGACTTCCCACCTGAGCCGCTTGCAGATGTCTTCAGTGACTCAGATGGCGAGCATCCTCTACAGCAACCGCTCATCTCTGATGCAGCTGGGCATGTCCTCTACTATGTAGCTAGTGGCATCTACACTGAAGTCTTCTACTTCCGTGGCCGCTTGATGAAAGTGCTTCGCGATCAAGCAATTGGTTGTGTGTGTGAATCATTCACTGTAGAAGCTGATGGAACACAGAGTGATGATTCACTGTTCCTCTATGGGGGCAATAACATAACACTTCAGACCGATACAAATGCTCAGGGCGGTCTGATAGTAACTATCAACGGTGCAGCTGGTGGCGGAGGCACTGGCATTGCAACGCAATACAGTACTGGTCTATGGATGGCAGGCGGCACGATGCAGGGCAACATCGGCCAGAACAATTTCCGCACTGGAAACTTACAGCTAGCTGCTGGAAGTGGGATATATTTCAGCAATGCTACTTATTCAACAGGTGCTAGTCCAGGACTAGCACTTACGATTCGCGCTCAACCGCCGATACTGTTCGGCGGCGACAATATCTCAATAGCTAGTACCTTGACGACTGGCGGCATTCCCGTGTACTCCCTCAGTGCCGGTGGCGGCGGAGGGGGGGCAGCAAGCTGGCTGATGGCGCTAGGTCAGGCTGGCGGTTCAACGCAGGGGTCTAGCTTGGTTGCTGTCGATCCGTTCCTTACGCTCTTCGCTGGTTCGAACGTCACACTGTCGGCATCTCAACAACAGGCTGGGTACGGTGCAGTGACGATCAATGCCGCTGCGGGCGGTGGCGGAGGAGGCATCTCATCTTTCCAGTTGAGTGCCGGGAATACTAATCTCACTGTCAGTCAGAACAACGGCTCAGTAGCAACAGTCTACGGCCCGCGCAATTCTTGGTCATATTCAGCCATGAATGATGACATCACTGTCTCAATGGTGACGAACAGCATAGGGACGACGGCTCAGTTCTGGGGAGCTGAAGGAAGTGGAGGCGGATCTGGCGAAACTATGAGCGGCGTGTCACTTGTTCAGAGCATCGGTGCTGGCATCACATCTGGAACAATTGGCACAAATTCAGTCTTCACAATTTCAGCTCCGAACACGAGCCAGCTTATCTCTTGGTCGAATTGGATGCAGTCTAGTGCTGCATGGAACGCAGCGGCTGGCGGTGAGCCACCGCCGACATTCTCTGGCGGTGCAAACGGCCAGATTGCTACGAATCAACTGATGTTGTCACAGGGGCCGCTGATGTCATTGCAGACCGCATCTGGCCCTGGCGGGTTGAGTGTCACTTTCAGTGCATCAAATCAGACTTCAGCATATAGCAGCATAGTCACTAGCCTTATCAGCAGCTATGCAACTAGCTTGACGACACTGACGAGCGGCATTAGCAGCTACATCACATCAGTTGTGCACACGATGACTGAGCTTGGCGGCGGTGCATGGTCTGGGCAAGGAATGAATGCCTACATCACAGTCAACCAAGCTACTGGGCCTGGAGGCACGACAGCTAGCTTTTGGGGAGCACCGCCAGGCGACTCAGGTGCACCAGCAGGAGGATTCACGGCTGGTATCAACGGGCAGCTCGTTACCAATCAACTGATGCTGAGCCAAGGTGCCAACATTTCTCTGCAAACGTCTTCAGGTACAAGCGGGCTTTCAGCAACAATCAGTGCATTAAATCAGACTTCCGCCTATAGCAGTGTAGTGACCAGTTTCATTACTAGCCATGCTACGAGCTTGACAACGTTGACTTCAGGAATATCAAGCTATATCTCATCAATTGTGAACACGATGACGAGTGAAATGACTGGCACTGCTCTCGGTGGCCGAGTTTCACTAGTCTCTGCAATTGGGGCAAGCATTGCATCCGTAGCCAATACAGGCGGCTCAACATTCACAATCTCAGCACCAGCTACATCTCAATTAGTCTCCTGGGGAAATTGGACGGCTTCCTCTGCTGCTTGGAATGCAGCTGCGGGCGGCAGTGCTTTAGGTGTGTCTCTCATTCAGAGTGTTGGAGTCGGCATCACATCAGGGCAAAATGCTTCAAACTCTCTGTTTACTATTTCCGCTCCGAATACAACTCAGCTCACTTCATGGTCAGGCTGGCTTAATTCATCGTCTAGCTGGAACACAGCAGGCAACTGGTCAGCATCAAGTGCAGCTTGGAATGCTGCGGCTGGTGGAAGTACTCTTGGCGTATCACTGATTCAGAGCGGAGGTGCTCTGATCACATCAGGTCAGAATGCTTCAAACTCACTTTTCACTATTTCAGCTCCTTATACTTCACAGCTCACTTCATGGTCTGGATGGCTCAACTCTTCAGCTAATTGGAACACAGCAGGCAACTGGTCAGCATCTTCTAGTGCATGGAATGCTCAGAGCACAATGGGCAGCTGGACAGCTTCCTCTGGGAACTGGAATACTGCGAACAACTGGACTGCTTCATCAGGTGCATGGAACACAGCTGGCAACTGGGTAACGCAATCATCATTCTGGAATGCTGGCGGTAGTGCATCAGGGGGCGGAGGAGGCGGTGACAGTGCTAACCGCTATTTGTGTGAAGCTGGCCCAATCGTCAAAGCTTACACAACTTGGTCTGAGATGTCGCCGACAGCAGCTTTTTCATGTGTAGTTTGGCCGCTGAACAAAATGTTTCCCGGCCACTATACAGCAGCAGGCATGATGTCTCACATGTCATTTGCGGCTAATTTCTCTGGAGCTGCTTCAGTCAGCGGCTATGTCAGCATGTCACTCGGTTTTTACAGCCGTACAGGCTCAACGCTCACGCGGCTTTCATCTTCATCAACTCAATACACAATATCAATCACAGCTCAGTCAAACTTAGCAAACTACAACTATCTTAAAAATCTTAAGATTCCAATCACTGCACAGTTTGATGACCGTGATTATTGGGCGGCATTCTGCCTGTCAACTGTAGGAAACTGGACCTCAGTGTGCACACCAAATGCTGTCGTCCATGAAGGCATGATGAGCGGCGTTAATGCTGGTGAACTGGGCGCAGTCACTAATTCAACTAACCAGAGGATCCCATTTTGGGGCTGCATTACGAATGTTAACAGTCTTCCGCCTGCTGTTACTGCTTCTCAGATAATCGGCACTTCCGCTACTATGATGAGGGTTCCAGTGATGTGGATGATCGGATTCACTGTATGAGTGATATTGGCTACCACAATCTAGATCTTGAGAAATCTCGTAAACGTCTAGAAGAAGCTAGAAGCTATGAAGATTTGTCTACTATCATCGTCACTCCTACTCGCGGCGAGGGTATTCATCACCGTGTAGTGAACAGTTGGATGGGGCTGATGAAGCCAATGAATCAAAAAGTATACGGCCCTGTGTTTGTAGAAAAGAAAGAAGTTGGTGCAGCATACCAAGCGGCAATAGAAATGGTATTGTCTAATCCAGAGTTGAGTACTTGGCAATACATTCTCACACTTGAAGAAGACAACTGCCCCCCGCCAGATGGGCTGCTCAAATTGTATGAATCAATGAACAAGTATGATGCAGTTGAAGGCTTGTACTGGACAAAAGGCGAAGCTGGACAGCCGATGTGCTACGGCGACCCAAAAAGTATGCCGAAAAACTTCATTCCGCAAATTCCGCCGATTGACAAAGTGAAAGAATACAACGGCCTCGGCATGGGCTTCACTTTGTTCAAACTTGACATGTTCAAGAGACTGCAACCGCCGTGGTTCCGTACTGTGCAAGAAAACGGCCATGCATTCAGTCAGGATCTATGGTTTTTTGACAGAGCCGGAAGAGAAGGCTTTCACTTCGCTTGTGACAGCAGAGTCAAAGTTGGGCATTTTGATGCTAATACCAATATGATGTGGTGAACAATGGTTACTGTTCTAGAGCCTGAAGTTGACAAGAAGCAACTACTGAAGCTTGACTTAGGCTGTGGTGAGAACAAGAAAGAAGGCTTCAGGGGTGTTGATTTGTTTGCCGCAGCTGATGAGAAAGTTGATTTGACGCAGTTTCCGTGGCCGTGGGCAGACTGCTCAGTTGAAGAAATATTCTGCTCTCACTTCTTTGAGCACATTGCTGGGCCGCAGCGGATTCCGTTCATGGATGAGTGCTACCGGATCTTGATCCCCAAAGGCAAGATGACCATTATCGTGCCCTACTGGTCTTCTCCGCGAGCTATTCAAGACCCAATGCATATGTGGCCTCCAGTGGCCGAGAGCAGCTTCTTGTACTTTGACAAAGGATGGCGAGAAGCAAACAAGCTGACGCACTACTTAGGAACGTGTGACTTTGAATTCAGCTATGGCTACTCACTTGACCCGGAGACTGCTTTGAAGACGCAAGACGTGCAGTACTTTCATGTCAAGCACTACATTAATGCAGTGAGTGACATGCAAGTCAATTTAACTAAGAGATAGGAGGAAGTTCCCATGAATTGTGACCTGACAAGTGCATTGGAAGACGGCTCGATCGGCGGCATTATCATTGCCATTGTCTGGTTTCTAGTTCACTGGTTCGGCAGGAACAAACAACCGAAGCCTAGTCGGTGAAGAAAACTAAATTCAAGCCAGTAAGGAAAAAGAAGATGCACACTACACCAGATAAGCCACAGCCGTCGCACATGCCGCCTGGAAAACATCAGCCGGGAGAACCGCATCAGCCAGAGCCGAATGAGCCGAAGCCGGATGACGATGATGAAAAAACAAAACCCAGCCCTTCTAGATAAAACAAATGCCGCTGTTAAAAGCAGCGGCATTCTCATTGAGCCAGAGGATGTCTTCAGCCCACAATCACAGAGTTATGTCTTTCCGGCTAATCTCTCCCTGGCATTCATGCGCGGTGTGCAGTTCAGCCAGCTCACTGGCTTTATGCACTCATTCTTGACGCTCATTTCTTTGCCCAGCGCGCTTTAATTCCAACTTTCCGCAATTGCCGCATCCGCTTCAGCACTTTTGCGCGATTTTTCGGCTGCTGAGTCCAATGCTTGCCGTTGTACGAGCGGCCCTTGGTTGTGTGCTGGTTCTCAAAAGCTGCTTTCAAGCCAGCTTTGTTAGCTCTTGCTACATAGGTGCGGACAGTTGCTGGGTTGATGTCCATCTGCTCAGCAATGTGCTCAGTTCTGAAGCCCTGCTGATACAGCGCCATAGCTTGCTCTTCTCTGGTCATTTGTGAGCTATCAGGATGTGGTTGGCTAGCCACCGCCATTTGCCGTGCTGGTTCACGGTATCCGGTGCCGTTTGATCGCACGTTGGGCACTTGATTCTGAGCCCGTAATATTTCCCCGCCTGTATTGGAGTGAAGAAGTTCTGCCACCCTGCTGGCAAGCTCATGCGGAGGTACTTTGTTGCTTCGCGCGTAATCTTCGATAAATTGCTCGACCCGCGCAAATGTGTAGATGACGATCTGCTCTGGTATTGCTCTCTGATAGCCATTTTTCATTGTTTCTCCTTTTTAGATTTAGGGCTCCCGTTGCGGCGTTTCTTCGCTGCTGCTATCCCGCCCAGTTGGGCAATCCTTTGAATGCGCTTCTGGCTGAGTTTTTTCGCTCTAGCTTTGCCACCGAGTGAAGCGAATTGTTTTTGGTCCATGCTGAAGACTTTAGCAGCTTTCTAGCTTGCTTGCAAGAAGCTTCTTTACAAATCATTACAGACAAAATGCTCTCCTGGTTTTGCACAGAAAAGATAAAACAGCAATTGACTGATTTGGTGCACAGGAGTAGTTTTCTCTGCATTGCATCAATGATGTTCGCAAAATGATGCGAAAGACACCATTAACCTTCAACCAAAAAAGCTGCCCAGCTTAACAATTGAAGGACGAGAGAACTGTAAAGACCAACCGCACGAAAGGTAGTTCGGAAATTGGAGTCCCAGCAAAACTTGACTGTAGCAACTCTTCCCCACCTTCCGGTGATTTTTGCTTTTTCTTTCGCCCGGAAAGGACCAGAGTTGAGTGTGTTTGACAAGAAAGGACGAATGGTTGACCAAGACTCAAGCCGCCCGATACTTGAGAATGTCAACCCGCAAATTAATGCAGCTTGTATCAGAAGGCAAAGTGAAAGGGTATCCAGCATTGGGGGACAATCGACACAGTTGGAGGTTTCTCCGAGCCGATTTAGACGCCTATGTTCTGGGCACTTTGCTATAATCACACCGAGCCAATACGCTCATCCCCAAAAAAAGGAGAAGAGAAAGAGGATGAGCAAAATCAAAGGCAGTATTGTAGAGAACAAATCAAGGGGTACGTGGAGCCTACTGTACACGGATCCTGAAACCGGCAAGAGAACTTCCAAAAAGATTGGGCTGATCAAAGACTTGACTCGGCCAGAAGCACTCAGAAGAGCTGAAGAGATTCGCGGCTCAGTGCGGCTGGCTGAAGAACGAAAGCCGTTGACCGTGAAAGAACTCGCCGCCGAATACAAGGAACTCAGACAGCACAAACTGCTGCGGGAAAATTCCGCCCGTGTGCAGAATGCGTTTTTTGAGAACTGGGTAATTCCGCGGTGGGGCAGCAACAACATCACGGAACTCGGTGCCAAGCCTGTTGAGCAGTGGCTTGAGACAACAGCTCTTTCCCCTGGCAGCCGGGGGCAGCTGCGCTCAGCTGTCAGTGCTTTGTGGCGGTACGCAATCTGGGCAAACTACCTCCCGTACAGTGAGAAGAACCCGATGTGGGATTGTCTCGTGCAGGGTGTTGCTAGCGTCAGAGTGTACCGCTCAATCAAGCTGACAGTGCAGCAGTTTCAAGATTGGATCTTGCAGCTTGAACAGCCGTACAGAGCCGTTGCACTCGTATCGTTCGCCTGTGGGCTGAGAAGCTGTGAGTGTCTCGGCTTGAAATGGGAGGACATCAACTGGCTGGAATCAACTGTTGATCTGAAACGGTCTATCGTCAAGCAGAAAGAAGGCCCCTGCAAGACGAAAAAGAGCAAACGGCCGATGCACATCCCCTCAAGAGTGCTAGCGGTCCTGCAACAGTGGCGGCAGCTCTCCGAATACACGGAAGCAACTGCTTGGGTTTTCGCTTCTGCGTATCATCATGGCAAGCTGCCGCTTGCTCAGTTCACAGTGCGGAAAGCCTATCAAGAAGCTGGCCGGAAAGCAGGCATTGAGTTGCAAGAAGATGAAATCCTTGGTACTCATAGCTTGCGGCACAGTTTCTCAGCCTGGCTCGATGCCGTCGGGACAAAGCCACGCGTACAGAAAGAACTCATGCGGCACAGCAAGGCTGACATGACATTTGAAACTTACGGCGGCGTTGTGACCGATGAAGAGAGGGAAGCTCAAGACAAAGTGATTGAGCTTGCCTTGAAGAGTTGTGATTCTGAGGACGAAGAAAAAAAGAAAGTCTGATTTCAAGCTGATTCCAGAGCAGGCAACTGCTTTGGAATCAGCACGGTGTGATCAGTACTCAAAAGCACAACAAGTTGGAATGCAAGGGAACGCAGTGGAATGCAGGGGAATATAAGGGCGTATTGGCTACTGAAAACAAAGCATTTTGATTTCTGAAATCACTTTTCGCTTTCCCCTGCAAAGTGATTTCACAGGTTGGTGAGCCATGCAGTTCGGCAACTACCACCAGGGACCTGACACTCGGACAACTCATTGTGAATGGTGCGGAGAGCTGCACGAATGCGCCCTGTGGTGTGCACCGCAGAGGGAAGCTGAGACAGGCTACCTCGACCAGTTTTGGATTTGTGACTCGTGCAGTCAGCAGGAGGAGAGATGCCAAAAGAGCAAGTGGCAGCAAGCAGCCAGATGGTTGTTTCGCCACAGGAATTAGCTACGCCGCCTGATGATGATTCGCTCATCCGTTATGCCATAGATCATGTCGTTGACATCGACAAGCTTGGGCGGCTGATGGATCTAGTCGAGCGGCGGCAGAAACGCTTGGAAAAAATAGCATTTACGCAAAGCATGGTCCGCTTTCATCAAGAGCCAGACATCAAGATTTTGAAGAAAGAGATTGCACAGTACGGGCTGAAGACTGGCGGTCAGATGTCATATCGGTTCAGCAAGCTGGATCAGGTCGTTGATGTCATCGGGCCAAAGCTGGCAAAGTGGGGCGTCACAAGGAGTTGGCAGCCTGATTACAAAGAAAACGGTGAGCTTTCAGCCGTAACTTGCATATTGGAGCACGTTGCTGGTGGCGGCAAAGAGACTCGGCTGGCAGCTGCACCAGACTTCTCTGGCGGCAAGCAGCTCAACCATGCCAATGCTGCTGGGATCACATTCTGGGAACGTTACAGCTTGCTGTGTGCGACTGGCTGTGCAACAGCTGACATGCCACAAGGGGAAAGAAGCAAAGCTGAAGACAAGCCAGCCACGCTAGACAATGCCACGCTCGGCAAGTGCATTCACAAAATCTCAACTTGTGAGGATGAAGCTGCTTTGCAGAAGTATTGGAACCAGCTGCGGGCGACAACCATTCAGAAGTGCCGCGCAATGGGCGACGTGCAGTCAGAGCAGGTACTGATAGCAGCAAAAGACGCGAGAAAGTTTGAACTTCGTGGCGGGAAAGCTGAAGAGGTGCAGAGTGATACATCGGAGCTTTCAGCAGAGAACAGCCGAGTGGATGACAGCACGTACGGGGTCAGTGACCTCTTCTCGACTGAATGACATTGTGAAGCAGCTTCGCGGAGGCAGCCGCTCGAAGCTGCGGGAAAGCTACATGATGGAGCTGCTGGCTGAGCGGTTGACTCACGATCAGATGTGGCATCACGTCAATGAAGCTATGCAGTGGGGCGTTGACTACGAGCCGATTGCTCGCTCCGAATATGAAAGCGTGAAAGGTGTTGAAGTTGAGCAGATTGGGCTGGCAACTCACCCCAGAATCCGCGGCTTTGCTGCTTCTACTGATGGGCTGGTGGGCCGCGATGGCATGGTTGAGATCAAGTGCCCACAACCGCCGAGCCACACCAAAATCGTTTTGCAGAAAGCTATACCGGAAGCTTATCTCTGGCAAATGATGGGCGGCATGGCTTGTGCTGAGCGGCAATGGTGCGACTTCGTGAGCTTCAACCCCAAGATGCAAGACAAAGAGTTGCAACTCTACATTCGTCGCATAAACCGAGACGACAAGCTGATTTCAGCTATTGAGTGTGAAGTTGAGCAGTTCTTGCAGGAACTGAATGAGCTAGAAACGACGGTGAGAAATGAGTATAGAACCGCTGTTGCCGTTTGAGAAGTCAGACCTAGAGCTGTTCAAGCCAACTGCTCATGCAAGAAGCAGTGACCCAGAGACTTCCCATCTTGCCGCAGAGCAGCTGACGCCAGAGCGACTGAAAGAGACACAGCGAGATGTGTACAACATGGTCTTGCAGCTCGGCGGCAAAGCAACTGATGAGCAGCTGAAAGACCGCCTGCATTGGAAGTACCCGACTGAAAGCACTTGGCGCACTAGAAGATGTGAGCTGGTGCGGCTCGGATTCCTAGAAGATTCAGGGGAGAGAGCTTTGAACCGTAACCGGAGGGAAATGATTGTATGGGCTGCTGTGAGGTGAGACATGAAGGTTCTCAAGATTGTGAACTGGGAGAAGTTTCAGCATTACAAGCACCGCAATCCGCCGTGGGTTCGGTTGTACCGTGATTTGCTGAATTCTAGGACGTGGATTCTCTTAGATGATGCTAGCAGAGTGCTAGCAGTTAGTTTGATTTTGCTAGCAGCTGACAACGACAATAAAATTCCGCTCGATCTGGCTTACATACAGCGCAGGGCCTACTTACACACTAAACCTAACGTGCAAAGGCTGATTGAGCTGAATTTTGTTGAAGTTACAGATGATGCTAGCAATTCTGCAAATGGTGCTAGCAACTTGCACCAACATGCTACTACAGAGACAGAGCAGATATATACAGATATTACAGAGCAGAGCAGCAAATTGCTAGCAATGCGCTATCAAGGAGAAATGAATGGCTATCCGCGGCCAGTTACTGCAACCATCCAACGTGCAATTGACAACGAGCCAGAGATACGACGAGCCAAGATGGCCAGACATAGTTCGGCAGATGGCTATCGACTACAGACAGAACCTAGTACCGGGGCAAATAAGCGACTACTGGAAAGCAAAGCTGAATAGCTGCTCGGATCCAGAAATTTGTGCAGCTCTCTTAGCTTACCGTGGCAAACTCTTTCCAGAAGTCGGCATGATACTCGATTTGATAGACGAAGCCAGAGAGCGCAGAGCAGAGCAGAAGGCTGCCAGAGAAGAGCAGCGGCAGAGAGCAGAGGAGCGCATGAGACGGCATAAGTTCTTAGAAGAGCACAACTTGACGCCACAAGACTACTGGGTGCAAAAAGATCCGGAATGCTTGGTGCAGCAGCTGAAGCGAAAAATGGCTATGAATGCAGCCAGAAGCACTCCTAAAGCTGTCGCTAGGCCACCTCTGTTGGCCGAGGAGACGTTGCAGCCGGATGACTAGACATCTATGGGCTACGGATGGCAAACACGAAGCTGGAGGCGATCTACAGAGAAACGGCAGTTTGACAAGCAATGCCGGGAGCTGACGGCAAAGACAGTCAGGATACCGAACTCGATTCTGTGTGAATGGTCAATGTGCACTTGCTCAGCTAAACCCTTTGCTCACTCACCACACAGAGACGAGCTTGAGAGGTTCAGAAATGAATGCCACAAACAAAGAAGTGCTTGAGAAGTTTGCTCACATCAAGAGTGGGCCACAGGGCACGGTGATTGAGCCACGCCGAGAGAATGTTGACCGCTGGGTTGACATCAGCAATGAGATTCAAGAGCTGCTAGAGCAAAGAGAAATTCACCCAATGGAGGCTTACTTCTTGCTTGACTTCTTGCTTCAGCATATGCAGAGAGAGCTTGGCTTGCCGTTTGAAAGAATCAAAATAGTGCAATGAAAGAAGCTGAAGTTTTGAAGCAAATTCGCGATTATCTGGCAGCTAAGCGGATCTTCAACTTCCGGCTGTCTACCGGGAGCTTCTTTTTTGAAGACCGAGCTTTCCGTGCTCACTCGCTCGGTCAAGGAGCCGCCGACATTGTGTGCCCACCTCCCGGCACGGTTTGGATTGAAGTGAAGAACGAGAAAGGACAACAGACTTTCAGACAGAAAGCTTTTGAGGAGCTAGTCAAAGGCTATGGACACAAGTACGTGCTTGCTCGATCAATTGATGATTTACAAGGAATTTTCTAATGAATGCCACAATAGATGTACTGCAATTCATGCTTCCGTCGGCAGACTTCTCCCGCAAGTTTCACCTTGCCAGCAGTCAGTCAGGTGTTAACCCTATGTTCACGGTGCACAGGCCGCTCGATTCAAAAAGCGGCTGGATCTATTATTGCAAGTCAGTCAAAGGCTACCCGTGGGACATCAACTACTACGATCAGAATCTGGTCTATCAGTGCATCACGGAAGCTGAAGGTGGCTGGGATGACCCCACCAGCTACAAAGTATTTGCTTGCAAGAGCTGGCCGCACAATCACGGCGGGATTGCTTGGAGTGCACGGTATTTAAACCCGCTGCCGTACACGCAATTCTTGATGTCTGCTTCAGACTACAAGCGCTACAAGAAGGGCAATCTAGAAGCTGAGCAGCACCTCGGTGGGCCAACAGTCTGCTTAGTGCAAGGCCCGTACAGCTTAGCTATCGGCAAGCTGGGCACACAAAACTGTCTGCTGCAAACGTATCAGTGGGGCAATGGCTTGCACTCAATGGAGGAAAACGTCTATGCCGAGCACTACGGCTGGGTCAGATGGCGGCTATTTGGGCTGAAAGACGGCACGTATGAGCTGAAGCAAGATTCAACGTTTGATGTGCAGACTACTGGCGGTGCGCCAGACCCGGTATTCCCCAATCCATTGCCATGAACCACCGCGACAACACGGAGCAAATCAAGCTGCTCTTTCAGCAAGAAGAGCTGAAGACGGGGCAGCTGACATTTGCAGAGGTCAAAGAATTCTATGAAGAGCACTGGCAAGAGATGCCAGAGTTTGTGCAAGAAGACCTCATGCCGTGGAAGAGTATCTATGTGCATTTTGAATGCCTTGAGCACTTGCAGCAGTTCTCAGAGCTGGTGCAGCAGCCGATGACTTCTGAAACTGCTTTCATTTGGTACCCGGAAGCTGAGAAAGCGCAGCTGGCAAAGCTGAGATATGTTGACACAAGAGTTATGTACAGAAACAAGCAGAAGCCAAAATGAACTTCTCTGGACAATTCAAAGCACGAAGGGCTGAATGCTGATGCGCTTTGAGAGGGCAGATAGCAACAGCAGTGGAACTGTTGCTAATCCACATCTGCCCCTGTCCAGAGATGGAAGGTACTATGAATTTGCTCACTGTGAAGTTTAATGAACTGCTGGATGACTACATTAAGCGATGCTGGAGAGTAGACAGCTCGATTGAAGTTAAGCACTTAAGCTATACGGCAGTGCAGACCATCAAGCATCTGAGAGCTTCAAAAGAGAAGCGGCTTGGAACTTCTCAAAGCGAGCTGCTGATGAATAGGTGGTATGCATCTCTGAAGTTTGACCATAACATGCCGGATTATTCAGTCTACACGGAGCAAGAATATCTGGCAGAGCTGCTAGCTTGCTTTGTGTGCTACTCGCGCAAGCACATTAAGAACATGCAGACCGTGATGCCAGAGCCGAGAACGGTGCTCGATCTCGGAGCCGGGCTTGGCTACACAACCGCCGCATTTGCTCAGCTGTACCCTAATGCTGCTTGCTATTACTCTGACTTGAAAGACAGCTTTCAAGCGCGGTTTGCAGAGCTGCTGGCTGATGAATACAAGTTTCATGCACTCTACACACTTGAAACTCTGCCGCCAACCGTAGATGTGATGTTTGCTTCAGAGTACTTTGAGCACTTTGAAGAGCCAGTTGAGCATCTGCTCAAAATTATCAGCTACTGCCAGCCACGACATTTCTTTATTGCTAATTCATTCACGGCTAAAGCTGTCGGCCACTTCGATTGCTACTTTCATCATGCCTACCCAGTGCTGCCGAGAAATATCGGCAGAGTGTTTAGCCGAGTGATGCAGAAACTCGGCTATGTTCAACTCAAAACTAACTTCTGGAATAACCGTCCGCAATACTGGTGCTTACAAGATGAATCCGCAGTACCCAGTGTACGTGCCAACGAAAGGCCGATGGGAGACGCGCTTCACTATCAAGATGTTTGAAGCTCTGCGGATTCCCTACACAGCCTTTGTAGAGCAGCAAGAATTTGACAATTACGCGAGAGTAGTGCCAGTTGAGAGACTGCACATCTTGCCGCATCAGAACAAAGGCTTAGTAGTTACCCGCAACTACATCTGGGACTTTGCTGAGCAGCAAAGCTGCAAGCGGTACTGGACGTTTGATGACAACATCTCAGACATCTACCGTCTCAATCAGAATCAAAAAGTGAGAGTGGCTGACGGCACAGTGCTGTATGCAATTGAGAAGTTTGTAGACCGCTATGAAAACATCGTCATTGCTGGCATGAACTATGAATTCTTTGCCAAGAGAAAGCAGAAGATACCGCCGTTTCTGCCGAATCGCAGAGTCTATAGCAACATGCTGATCGACACTAAATCGGGCTTCAGAAATGAAGGCTTCTACAACGATGACACGGATCTTTGCCTACGAGTACTGAAGGCGGGCTTCTGCACGGTCCTATTCAATGCGTTTCTGATAAAGAAGCTGCCAACCATGTCGGTGCAAGGCGGCATGACGCCGCACTATCAAGGAGATGGCCGCTACAAGATGGCGGCTGAGCTGCAAGAGAAGCACCCCGATGTCACATACATCAGCTGGAAGTGGGGCCGCTATCAGCATCATGTCAACTATGATTCTTTTCGCAAGAACCCACTGAAGCTCAAGCCAGATGTAGAGCTGCGGCCAGAAGTGAACAATTTCGGCATGAAGCTGCTCGGTACGGAGTTTGCAGCACTAGCGGCCGCAGCCGGAAATGGCGGAAACAGCAGAAATGGCAGAAAACCACAAGAGCAGCTGCCGTTATGGTAGAATGAAACATCTGCATCGACAAGTAGCACGGCGGGCTGAGTTTAAGCTTTCTCCTTTTCTCAGTCCCGCCTTCCTCTTAATTCTTCAAGACTTTCAGTCTCTCCGGAATCACTACGGTTGCATTGCAAGTGTCGCAGCATTCTCCGTCTTGCACTGGCTGAGCGTTATTGCCGTAGCCGACGTAGATATTCTTGCAGATACAACAAACGTTTCTCATCTCACTGGGTTGCAGTTGTGCCATTCTCATTCTCCTTTTTTTCTTTCAGATACCGCCGAACTGTGAGCCACTGCTCCACTTTCTTCTCCGGCCAGACGACATCATTTTTCGGCACTGCATTTTCTAGCAGGTCAAGCAGCTCTTCAATCTTTTGCCGCAGCCGTGCATTCTCAGCTTCGACAATTTGAATCTTCAGCTTTAAGTTGGGCACATTCATGAGTTCCACCTCTCTAGGATTTCAGTTCTCTGCCGCTTCTCAACTTCTACTTGCAAGTCATCTGGGTTGGTTGTCAGGCCGCAGAGACAACGCCCCTTGCGGAACTGATGAAAGCCGGTAGCAAACTTAGTGCATCTGGGGTACTTGCGCGGCCTCCCGCCACGACGGCCGTTCTCTCTAGCTTTCATGGCTTTGACTTCACTCTTTGCACCGCCGAGCACTCTAGCAGCTTCTCGCCGCATCAGCATCTCAAGATGTTCGTTCGTCTTTCGGCTCATGTTTCTCCTTTCATTCGCATTCTTTACGGGCAGCTTCTGCGAGTGACAGCTGATTGCCGTGAAAGTCGTTCCACTCATCGCGGTCTGGGCTGTTCTGCCCGTTGCGATACGATTCATGCGTCAAGCCGCAGATTTCACAAGCTTCAGTTGTGTGAATCCCGCAAGCTTCCCATTGATAAGCTTGCCCAACAGGCTGCATCTCGTGCTTCTCTGCAATCTGCTCTTCAAGTTGCTGCTTGCGTGACTTCGTGTCTGTTGACATTCGTTTCTCCTTTTGTATGTTTCTTCTCATCAATCTGCGTGGTATCGTCGGGCTACGGCATCAGCTTGCTGAGCTGATTGAAGCAGCCCAGCAAGCTATGCGCCGTTAGTATCGGTACAGCGGATGCCGCACTGTATCTTTGAGCGGCTTGTCTTCTTCTGCTTGCGGCCCCAAGCTATCTGAGAGCTGATCAGCAACTGCTTTCAGCACATCAGCAAACTCTAGGACTCCATTGCCGCCAACGGTGAGCTTCAACTCAAGTGCTAGCGGTGCAGCGGCTCTCAAGTGCTCAGCAAGCTTGCGTTTCTTTGCAAGCTCACCGCTGACTACTGCCATGCCGACTCTCATTGCTCCTCCTCATCTTCCAGCCATGTATTGAATGCAGAGTGCATCACTTTGCGGAACCGCCGCATTTCATAAGATTGCTCTTTCACAGTCTCGTACAGTTTCTCGATGTTCTCACCGAGTGACTTCTGCGACTGCAACAGAAATTTGATTTCTTGTTCAGTGTCCATTACTGCACCTCCTGGACTTTGTCAGAGCAAACCGCGGAACGAAGCAGTTCTCCAGCTTGCCAGTCTCGCGGTTCAAGTGCTGATAGATCCCAAAAACATCATGAGTGAAATTGAAGTTGTCACTGTCGAGCAGCTCTTGCAGCCGCAGCCGGAACAGGTTCTTGTGGACTGCTGTAATGTCCATGAAGAAAGTGCGGCGCAGTTCATTCAATCTGTTGCGCTTCAAGTGTGGCTGCTGAGCTTCAGCTATCCCTACAGCTCGCTGGGCTATTCGCCCAGCGAGTGTGTATTCATCGGCACTGATTTTGAAGTTCACTGTGTTTTCTCCTTTTTGAGCATTGCTTCTAACAGGTTAGCTACTTCTGGGTCAGCATCTCTGAGGTGAGCATACTTGCTCGGCTTCGGCTCAACAGGTTCGGACAGCAGCTTGTCTTTCGGAAAGTAGCGGTTCGGATCGGATGCCGGGCACTGATAACGGAGTCTGGCAGCACTGCGGATTCTGATTTCGCGGCCAGTCTGATTGTTCACTCCGATCCAGCCACCGTTGAAGTGCGCTCTGATAATCCCAACGGATGCCAGCTTGCCGCTCACTTTGACGGCGTAGTTCTTGCCGATCTGTATGTCTTTGGCTTTCATTACCGCACCTCCCGCTCTAGCCAAACATCAGCTTCCGGGTGAAGCTTCTGAAATGTGCCAAGCACTTGCACAGGCTCAGCTTCTGCGGTGAACGGAAGCGGCAGGATGTTAGTCCCGAACAGCTTCACAAATTTTGCTCCGTCTTCTCCGCCGAATCTTGCCATCCAACCTTGAGCAGTCTTGAATAGTGAAATCAGGGGTTTTTTTGCTTGCATTGCTTTCTCCTTTGAAGTTGTTTGCTGCATCAACATAATGAGATAATACCGAGTGTTTGGATTCTTGTCAAGATGTTTCTTGACTCGACCGTACACGGATTGCTTTGCCGGTGTAGTCATCGGCATAGACTTCCCAAGCTGCATAGACACACTTGCGGCCGCTCTCTCTCAATCAAGATCAAGGCATCATCGTCAAACTTCGCGTGTAGAGTGCGGTCAGCCTGTTTTTTGTTCAGCTTCATTTCAGGTTCACCTGCATAAGCCACAGCTCTTTGGTGCTGCCGTGCACATCGTGCACTATTGCTTTCACGGATCCGTCCTCAGTCCAGACAGCATCAATTATCGCCACCCACTCGCCGCCCGCGTTCGGCTGCAAGCCAGCCCAGACGGTCCAGTTCACTGTGTCTCTCTCGCTCGGGCTGCCGTAGTTCGGCTTAGCTACAATGCACTTGCCGAGCAGTTGATTGCTGAGTCCGTTCTTTGCCATGAACATTTCTCCTTTTGAGAAAAGGCTACCGCTTGCGCGGCAGCCCTGATTTTGTGAGTGACTCTTGATAGCTGAGAGCTTGCTCAAACAGCGGTTTCTTCTGCTCAGCTGTGTGCGCTATCACCGACTAAAGCAACTTCGATGTCACCGTGCATGTGCTGCAAGTCAGTCAGCTTGCTCACAACTTCACTAATCTTCATCGCCGACCTCCGAAGTCAAAGTTGCGCTCATTGTCCAGCCAGACATCAGCGGTCGGGTTGAGCTGTTGAATTGCTGACAGCACTTGATGTGCAGGAGCTGCGGCGGTGAAAGCTGTCGGCAGAATGTGAGTGCCGAACAGGTTGATAATCTTCTCTACGTAAGCATCTTTCCCGAAGTACTCAGCCATCCAACCTTTCTGAGTCTTGATTAGAACAATCTTCATTGTTTTCTCCTTTTTGCTTGTATGCTGCATCAACATAATCAGATAATACCGAGTGTTTGGATTCTTGTCAAGCATTAGCTTTACTCGTCCGTACACTGTTCTTTGTGTCTTGTGCAGACTGAGCAAGCACAACTGAAATGAGAATCTAGCTCGTCAAATGCATCGCGCTTTTCAATGTCGGTGACTTGCTTAAGATCGCTGCTCACTAGCTTGCCGTAGTCGTTGAGGTCCCAATGCATTTGTTGAGCTACATCATGCAAGAATCGTTTGTATTGCTTGCTTGTCAGTTTCCACACAGCTCCCATGCAAGTCACATATACTGGCTCGATCATTGCTTTCTCCTTTGTGAGAGCTGAGCAGCTTTGCAGCTGCCCAGCTCAGCTGTGAGTTATAGGACAACCTCGACGTTTGAGGCTGCTGTCCAGTGCACTTGTCCATCATCGGTCTTGATCCCCACTCGGTCACCGTAGTTGCTTGAGCCAGCCCAGATGCACAGGCCAACAGTCCCAATCTTCACTTTGCGTCCTTTGACAACTTTGAGCGTCTTGCCCTTGGCAGGAGTCCGCTTGATTCTGGCATCCCGCTCAGCTTGCGCTTGCTCTCTCTCAGCTTGCAGCTTGGCTTGATAGCGGGCCATCACTTCTTCAGTTGCATCAACTCGGCTAGCCAAGCAGGGATAGGTCCAACCGCGAGTAGTGGCGAACATGATGCTCTTGAACTTCTGCTCAGTCTCATCCCACACTGTCATGTAGAAATCAGAATCGTTGTAGCCGTTCATCTCACGCTCAGAAACGCAGCAGCCAGTGAAGGTGTCATACAGCCACATCGGGTTTGGGTCGGTTGTGCTGTTGTCTCGATATTCGCGGACATTCACTGCTCCGGCTGGGATGTCTTTCTCTTTGAAGGCCATGTTTACTATTGGCATTTGCTTTCTCCTTTGTTTCAATCTCAACTGCAATAATGAGATAATACCCAACACTCGGTTATATGTCAATAGAAAAGTGCACAGAAAATACTCGTTTGTGCACTTTTCTCTGGGGAGCTTAGATTTGAGCAAGCTTTGCCCGGATTGAGCTGAGCTTTTGAGCTGCTTCAAGCTTCAGCTGCTCAATCTCTTCTGCTCTAGCTAGCAGTGCTTTCTTGAGCTGCTCATTGTCAAACAACAAGTTGTCACGCTGAAAGCTGAGCTGCTCTACAGTCTCACCGGCTTGGTCTTCTGTGTGAGCTGCTTCAGCTTGATACTGCTCTCTCACTTGCATAAGCTTCTCAGCTGTTGCAGTCTTGGCTGCGGCTTCAGCATCTCACTCTGCTTTCAAGTTCTTGTTGTCAATGCGGGCTTCTTCAAGCTGCTCTCTCAGCTCAGCAATCTCAGCTTGCAGTGCATCGCGCTCTTTGTCCTTGTAGACTGTCATCTCGGCCAGTGCTTTGTGTCCCATGCCGATGTAACTGCTGCGGGCTAGCTTGAATGCAGCAGCACTAAGCACTTTGCTGTTATTGGCGGCAACTGCATCGTCTTCAACTGCTTTCAGCTGATAATCAATCTGCTTTGACATTGCTTTCTCCTTTGAGTGTGATCTTTCAAGAGCAGGCTGCTCAGCAGCTCACTCTTCAAAGCTTCACAGCTAGCTCAAATGTGAATACGGCTCACCGACATTCATCAGTTGCTCAGTCACTGGCTTCAGCCAGTTGCGGAACTGCGGCTCAACTACAAAAGTCTCTCTTGTCTTGACATCTTGCACTTTCCAGGTCTGCCCCTCATGAGCTGCTACTTGCTTCACAAGCTTCACAGTAGCTCCGTTGAACTCACAGACTGTGCCCGGCTTCAGCTCGAATAGATTCATTGTCGTTTTCTCCTTTTGTGTTGTATCTCGCTGCATCATGTAAGTGATACTACCGAACGTTTGGTTATGTGTCAAGAGAAAAGTAAAGTCGTCCGTACACTATTCTTCAAAGCTTGTTCGGGCTTGCAGCTTTGTGCGGATAGTGTCAATCAGTTTGAACTCAAGATTCTCAGCTGGGATGTTGTGCCGCCGCAGATACTGCTTACGCTCATCTAGGCAAGCCAGCGTTTCTGCAATCTCATGCCAAGTGAGCTGCTGTGCTTTAAGCTCCGCAATCTGTCTGCGGAGCTGCCCGATCAGTACATCATTGTCATCAGCTCTCTTCTTCTCGCTGATCAGCTGCTGCGTCAGTGCTTCAACTTCTGCTGTGTTGTTTCTCTCGCGGAAGTTGCAAGCTTTCTCATGTGCTCTGTGTGTCATGCTTTGGCTGAAGAACTGTCCGCAGTACTTGCAGCTGAGTGTCTGTGAGAAGTTTGTCATTGTGCTTTCTCCTTTGTTTGTGCTCAACATCATGTAAAGACAATACCAAACATTCGGTTTTATGTCAAGCACTATCTCAAATTTATTAGTGCTGTAGAATCATCATTGTAAGCCAGTTTTGCACAGTGTCAGGTTTGACACAGACATAAAACTAAATGCTCTGAGTGCTGCAAGCTGTGCTGTAATGATGCTGTAGAAGATGATTGAAGTGGTTATCAAGGCGAGTGTTTACAGCTCGCTTTTGCTGCTGGGCAGCTTCCTGGCTCTCAGCTGTGGCTGAGCATCGGAAAAGATCAGGGCAGGTTCCTACGTGATCCTAGACGGTTTGCTGCAAGCTGAAATCACAGTGAAATCAAAAGCAGGCTGCAAGCTGATTGTTTGCACTGTGTTGTGCTTTGTACCAGAAATCACAACAGGGTTCTGCAGCTGCTGTGCAGCAGTGTTACACCGGTTGTCACTTTCAGCTGCGGAGTTGTTCGTTGTTTTCAGCAGCTTAGGCGGGCGGCGGTTTGTTTTCAGCCAGATGCAGGGCCCCCGATACCCGGACGGTAGGGAGGACCCACCACGTGGACGCGTGGCTTTCAAGCCTAATTTTGGGCATAGGATTCTCTTGCTCTTCAAGCAGTTGATTCTAGGCATGAAAAAAGGGTGTCAGCAGCCTATTAAGATTTTTCTGGTTTTATGTCTAGCTCTCTCTTTTTACAGCACTAGTGTAGCAGGCAGTTCAGCATCTTGCAGCTGGTGAATGTGAAAGCAGTTGGCATGCACATTCACGTATTCCGTCTTTGGTGGCAAGATCAATGCACCACGAATGCTCTGGGCATCTGGGATCAAGTCATACCAAGCAGTGTAGATTTCATCCCAAGTAGGGTAGCGATAGCTCAGTGAGATGCTCAAGTGCCACAAGCCCATTTCTTTGTTGACAATGACTTTCACATCGCCCCACTGATAGCAGTCACCGCCGAGAAACTGACCGACTTTCTTCCAATTCACTTTGCTTTTGAGCTTGATCATGCACTTTCTTTTTCTTTGTAGGCTTCTTCAGCACTGGTTTGCGGACAAGCTTTAGCTGCTGCACGTAGCAGATAATCAGCTGCGGGCCTTCAAAGTGGCAAGTCATTGCAGCTCCGCCCCCGCATCTCGGAACCACTAGTCGCGCTGCACAATCCAAGATTCGCCGGTTGAGTTCTCGTCGCGCAGCAGTTCGGCGGCATGCTTCTCGCGTTCCCGGTAATGATCGAGCAGTTGCTTCAAATGGAAGACTTGTTGCTCCAACTGCTCACGTTCTTTTTCAGCCTTCTCCATGCGCTTCAGCGTCTCTTCATTCACTTCCCAGATCTTCGTCATTTCAGCTTCTCCAGCATATCGCGCAATTCGGCCTTTGACCGCTTGCTGCACCCGCGATCCAGCCGCTCCTTTGGCAACTTTATGTACCATTCGTACCACTCAGGATAGGACGCCCACAGAAGCCCATTCATCAAATGCTCTGCTACGTTCCGATGCTTCGACTCGATTACAGCTTCGCAGAGCTTTCGCAGGAACAGATCGTTTGGCTGTTTCACTTGTTAAACCCTGCATTCTTCAGCCATTCGTTGCGCTTCTCTACCCACAATGCATGATAGGGGTCATCTTCGTGCCAAGTACTGCCGTCTTCAGCAGAGCGGCAGCAGCTCGGCCGCCCTGGTTATCAACGGCATGTATGTGCTCACCTCCGCCATTTCGCCCATGTGCCGAATCGCGGATTTCAATTCATCGCGCTCTTTCTCAAGCCTCGTAGCATGTTCGGCGAATTCAAGGGCTGACTTCTTGTATCCGTCCCGTTCCTTCTCCAGACGGTCAATCGTCGCTTCGGCCACGCGGTGAATCCTCGAGGCTTCCTCGCACTGCTTCCTGGCTAGATCGAGTTCCTGTTTGACTTCATCGAGCGTGATAGTTCTAGGGTTGATCACGATCCTGCATCCTTCAGCCACTTCTTCGCAGCTTCGTGCTGTTCGCTCATTGGGTCCAGGCAATCCAAGATGTCGCGCAGCAGCTCAACGGCCTGCTTCTTCATGGCCTCAGCTTTCTTCAGCTCATTCATGCAATAGCAGTGCTGATCTTCAAGCTTTCTGAGCTTCATTTGCAGCTCGATCAGCTTGTCAGTTCTCTCTTCAGATTTTCTCAGCAGCGTGCCGCTCAAGAGAGCATTTCTCTCGATCAAATCCGCCATCCTGGCAGTCTCTTCAGCAGTCATGGCTTTTTCTCCTTTGAAAGAAGGAGCTTAGGCTTAGCGAAACCCAAGCTCCTCTGCGACTTTAAGTTCGATCCTCTCAAAGTCTTGCTGAGACCGAGAAGTTCCCAGCCGTTTTGCATAGGTAAGCCCATGCGCTCTAGGCGCTTGCATGTAAGGGGTACGCCTAAGACCCCTTGCTGTACTAGCTCAGTTTCCAAGCTTTGGGGGCTTGCATCGATCTGTGCCAGCACGTCCTTTGTACCATGAATGTCAAGCAAGCCCAGATTGCCGCCTTGCCGAACTTCAATTTTGCAGTTGTCTAGTGTTGGTTTAGAAAGAGCCTGCGGATTTCAATTCTGAGCATTAAATTTTAACACTGCTTGACAAGTAGTGATAGCATCAAATCTGGTCGGAAGGCGTGAGCAAGCCGGACTGCACTCATTTTTAAAGCCGTCAGGGGGAAAGCGGTAAAACTTGCTTGCTGTCCGGCTCTATTCTCTGAAGCTCTCTGAGCTGGTGTCACTCACCTCAAGTGAAGTAGCCCCTTTCTTGCTGTGTCGCATCTGCCAAACCTCCCGAACCGCATTCATGTAGTCAACACTTGCCTAGTCATCCTTACCAGAGAAGCCATAAAGCTGCTGCAAGCAAAGAGAGCTAGAGAAGTCTATGCGGATGGCAAATTCATTGGCATCGAGCTGGGGCACTTCGGGCCAAAGCCTACTGCTCAGCTCAGTCAGCTGCCGCCAACCGAACTGCCGGGGCTGAGATTTCAAGACCCTAACCCGCAGAGAAAGTACGCTAAATTTCATTGGAGTTTTGTGTAGTGCCAAAACTGAGACGCAAAAAAGTAGATGGGCAGAAGCTTGCCAGAAGCTATCTGGAAACCAGAGCCAAGCACCCGGAGCTGTTTCGCGATAGAAGAGACTGGGCGGCTGAGCTGGCGCATGCCGTGTTTGTTGGCAACCTTGATGAGATTTATCAGTCTCTCACGGAGTCCGCCAAGAAAGGCGACCCCAAGACTTTCACCGCTCTGGCTAATAGAGCGTACGGAATGCCAGATCAGAAGGTCAACGTCGAGCAAGAGAAGCCTTTCAAGTTGGTCATCGAGTACATCGGGCAAGAACCGAGAAGGCTGCAAGAACTTCAAGCCGAAGTAATACAAGAAAACCGACAGCTTGCATCAGGATCTGAAAATCAGCCTACAGCCCAAGCAAGCGATGCTTTGGGAGCTGTGGGACGACGAGCTGACGAGTAACATCGGCTTTGGTGGGGCTCGTGGTGGCTCTAAAAGCGGCGGTGGTAGAAGATGTATGCTCATGCGGCGGCTGAAGTATGAGAATACCAACGGCTTGATTCTGAGACGCACTTACACGGACCTTTACAAATCTCACATAGTCAAGATGTTTGAAGAATTTCCTTTCTTGCAGAGTATGTGGCGGGAATCTCACAAAGAACTCCGCTTGCCTGGTGGCAGCAAGCTCTTCATGGGCAGTGCAGAACACGACGCAGACATGTCACAGTTTTATTCGGCGGAGTTCGCGGACATTCTGATTGATGAAGCTCAAGATTTTTCTCAGAGTGAGTTAGAGCGGCTCAGCGGCTCTAACCGCTGCACTAACTCAGACCTTAAGCCTAAGATGGTCTTCACGTTCATGCCGGGTTTTTCAGAAGCTGGCTTGCCACCAAAAGGCTTGACTTATTTGAAACGAGTTTTTGTTGAGAGACGATTTGAAGCCGCAGAGAAGAGAAAACGCTGGGGCTTCGTGCAAGCTTACAGCTGGGACAACATCGAGTGGGTCAGGCATGAACTCAAAAGAGATCACATCTCAACGGCTACTTACTACAGCTGGTCGGATGACGAGAGAAGAGAGTATTTTCTGCAAAGTGAGTACGGGCTCAAGCTTGCATCAATCACTGACCCCCATCTTAGAGATGCATGGCTGTTCGGGAGCTGGGATATATTCGTTGGTCAATATTTCCCCCAGTTCTCTAAAACCAGACACGTCATTACTAAAGAAGAACTGCACAAAAGATTGAAACCGTGGTACCGCCGTTGGCTGAGCGGTGATTGGGGCTATGATCATCCCCATGCGGTTTATTGTCACGCCATAGATGAGAACAAGAGAGTCTATACGTGGGGCGAAATGTATGGCCGCCATGTCGGAGAAGATGAACTAGCCAAGAGAATCTCTCAGAAAGCCGAAGGCGAAAGATGGGTAGCATTTCCCTTCAGCTGGGATGCTGGGCGGCAAAGCCCTAGAAGCAGCCGCAAGACGCCGAAGAGCATCATGACGCTGATCAATGATTCTCTCTCTCCCGGCATCCCTAAAGCTTTCCCGTCAGACAGCTCACCCGGCTCAAGAATCAGCCGTGCCAGATTGACGGCTCAGATGCTGGACAGCGGACATTGGCAAATCTGCGAGGACTGCCCCAAATTGATTGAGCAGCTGCCAACCCTGGTAAGAGATCCGGACAATACTGAAGCCATCAGAAAAGTAGACTTCAGTGAAAACGGCATTGGCGACGACGCATACGACGGCGCAAGCATGGGTTTGGTGTTCATGTGCGGCTCAAGCTTCAAGCCGGAAGAAGTCAGACTCAGAGAAGAAGCGCTGGCAATTGAAGACAAAGAAGAGAGATTCTTCTGGCTGTACAAGAAGATGCATGACATGCACTCAATACAGATAAAGGAAAAGACCTTGCCGTCATGGGCTCAACGGCTGGTAAATTAAAACCCCAGCTTGGCAGCCGGGGTTTCAAGCCCATCAAAGACACCATTGTGAGAGAACTTGAATAGACACATCTTTTCATGATCAGTGAAGAGAAGTCAATAGCATACAAGCTCAGAGAATTCTTCTCGGATTTGCTTACAAGCAAGTTCGTTAGGTTATTGCAAAATGAGCTGATTAGATGCCGTCTGGAGTATCAGGCTGAGATCAGAGAATTAAGAGCTGAAAAAGCCCTGCTGTGGAAAAAGTTGGAAAAACTAGAGCTGGCTCTGAATCCACAGCTTGAAAGAACTACTCCAGAATATCAAGCACGTAGAGAAGCTTTTCAGAGACAGCAATCAACCACAGACTTCAGCTTACCGTCAAGCCACTGGGCTGAAGCATTGCAAGCTCACAACCAAATCTTAAAAAAAGAAGAAGAGGAGGCGGAATGCCAGTCTTCGTCATCACCCCAGAGCAGCACTGGAGCTGTGGTTGTGCCACATTCAACGAGCAGCTGGTCACGGTCTGCATAGTGCACAGTAGACAAGTTCCGCCCCCGGCCGGCGTAGAGATTGACCGCGTGAGACATGCCCCGACCTGCTTCTATTTAGAGCAGCTGGCTGCTGCTGAGCCGTCAAAGCCTGGAAACGGCGGAAATGGCGAAAATGGCTCACAAGAAACCAGAAAAGAAAGCTACTCAGAAAAAGCAGCTGACAGCTACTAAAAACGTTGAAGAGCAGCGGGATGAATTCCAACAGCGTTGCAAAGAGCTGCTTGCCGACAATCAGCAGCTGAGAATTCAGCTTCACAATGCTCATGAAGAAGCTAGCAGCGCCAGAAAACAGCGCGCTGTTTGGGAAGAACTCTATAAAAAAAAGCTCACTAAAGGAGCCAAGCCAATGTCAACTACACCGAACATAACTCCCGGCGACAGAGAATGGATAGCATTTGCTGCTGAAAAACTCTGGGCTTGTGGTTGCCGAGAACTTCAGACTGACCCGCCATTTCTGATCTTGTGGTGTGGTCAGCCCAATTGCTTGCGGCTATTTGAGGCTCAAGTAGCTTACACACCGCTGCAAGTTGCGTGGCAGAGAGCGCATGGAGTTGCCGACCCCACCATAGTCGGTGAATTCCGATTGATGAGAAGCCCACTGCCGCAGGTCATTCCTCCACCCGAGGATCTTGTGATCGGTACGGCCAACCCGACTAGCGCACCGACTGGGCAGACCGCAGCTGATGCTTCTCAAGGCCAGATTCAGGGCGACAACCGCTCCGGCTTGCCGGATCAGCCAGCAGCCCAGCAAGCGCATCACCGCCGCAAAAAGAAGGAGTAGCCTATGGCATTTCGCGCCAAAGATGGTAGAGCATTCGGGAACCGTCAGAAAATGACTGCTTACAACGAACGCTCCAGCCCCAAGAGTGAGCCGAAGTCTGAAGCTCAAGGTGAGACTGATGCTGAAGCCAGCAGTGAGCGGCCAGCGTCCGGCCACGACTATGCCTCACAGGAGGACCCGGAACATGACGACCACGACATTTCTAGCATGGATATCGGTGATGTTGTTCGTTCTCATGGCCCGGCAAGCAAGATTGAGATTAGCCACGACGGCGACCTCCACAATGTCACTTCAACTCATTCTGGCCGCCGTCATTCTTCTACCCATCCCACCAGCGCTGCCGCTCATGTGCACGCTGGCAGTGCTGCTGGCTTAAGCCCGGAAGATGCCAGCACTGAGATAGCCAACGTTGACCAAGCCAGCCCTGGTGGCAACAAAAGATCACAGATTCCCGGCTACATGGGCTAGCTGATGCCGTGGACTAGACAGCAAGTCAAGTTCTTGCTCTCAAAAGGCTCACCGCTTGACCCAGAAGAAAAAACCAAGATGCAGACAGAGCTACATGCTGATCCTGCAATGGGGCACATGAAGAAAGGCTACAAGAAAGGCTTAGCTGCGGGCCAAGCAAGGAGAAACTCAAGTGGCAAATAACTTTCTACAGAAAGCTTCTTCGCGGATGGAAAAGAAAGGCACTAAAGGCTTGTTCAAGAGCCAAGCTGAAAGACATGGCATGAGCACTGCTGAATGGGCGGCCAAAGAGAAGAATTCAGCAGACCCGAAGCAGAGAAAGAGAGCTACATTCGCGCAGAATGCTATGAGAGCTTCAAGATGAAAGCCCTCTGTTTACTGCTGCTGCTATTCAATGTGGGCTGTACATTGCATCCTTTTCTCGGCACCAGAGTGCACAGCTTTAATCATGCTGGCATTGACTACATTCACTGCTCAGTGCTTATGACACCTGATCACCCGCAGATGGCGGAAGACGCCATCAAAGAGTGTCAAGATGCGTTCAAAGAGCATCACTCTCTGCAAAAATAGATGGCCGACGACGTAACCAATCAGAAAGCTCAAGATGAGGAAGAAGAGCCGCCAGAGCGGGATGAAGATGTTGAGCCGGAAGAAGAAGATGAAGATGAAGAAGAGCCAGAAAACTTAGGCGTCTTTGAATCTTTTGACTACACCGACCAACCTTTTGTTCATCTCTCTCAGGCTGCTAAGAATCATCTTTATGAGCTGTGCCGTAACTGTGCTAGACGCGATCTTGCTTCCCGTCGTATGGAAGTAGAACAGACGTGGGAAGCTGAATTGTTTGAGCGCGGGTATCACTATTTATTCCCGAGAAGAGGCGGCGGCTGGCAACTGTTCAGTCAGGCCAGTGGAAAAACGTGGGCCCAGATGCAAGGTGCACAGGTATTTGAGACAAATATCTATGCCGCTCACTGTGAGATATTGACTTCTGCTCTTACTAGGGACTTGCCGAATGTGAGATTTCAGCCAGCCGACCCGGAGAATGACCCCGATGTAACGGCGGCCGCAGCTGCGGATGAATTCAAAGAATGCTTTGCCAAGAATAATGACTTGAAGAAACTGCACAGTGCCGCAGCTGGCATGATGTGCACTGACGGCAGAGTCTTGTTTTATACGACCTACAGATTAGATGGGCAGAGATTTGGCTTTGAAGATGATGATGAGCATCGCGGCATAGCCCCAGAAGAAGATGCTGACACCCCAGCTAAGCAGAAAGTCAACCGTCGGCCTCGTGGAAGAGAAGTAGTTGAGTGTCTCGGCAAGCTCTCTCATAAGGTCCCAATCATGGCGGATGATATTCATGATATGGATTTCTGCATCGCTTTCTGGGACATGGATGAATGCCGTGCTAAGGCTAAGTTTCCGTGGATTGAAGACAAAATCCATCCTGGTGGCGGAGTCGGTGAAATCGGGATAGACCGGCTCTCAAGAATCAACGTTCGCCTAGCACTAGAAGGTGGGTATGTAACAGGTGACAGTTTCAATAGAGAGGTCACGGTCAGCTATACATGGCTACGTCCTGCTGCTTTCTTCTATGTCAAAGACGAAGAAATCAGGGAGGAATTTCTTACTAACTTTCCCGACGGCTGTCTTGCTGTACATGCTGCCGATGAACTGGCTTTCTGTCGCAATGAATGCATGGATGATCACTTGCACGTTCTGCAATCTTGCAACGGTCACGGTGCGAATCGTCGTGCACTCATGTCTACAGTGCTCTCGATTCAAAAGAGATTGAACAACTGGATAGACTTGTTGAACGACTTCTTTGTCCGTACGGTGCCGACCGTTTGGATGGACGGCGAAGTTTTCAATGTTGGTGCACTTGGCAAACAAAACAATGTGCCGGGTCAAAGACGCCCTTTTCTAAGTGTTCCTGGCCGACAGATACAAGAGATGATCTATGCCGAGCCGCTGCCACAGCATCAGCCGGAATTGCCCAACTTTGTGCAGCTGTTTTTTAAAGATTTCCCTGAGTTACTAAGTGGAGCGCTGCCAAGTTTGTTCGGGGCTGAAGCAAACTCCGATACGGTCGGCGGAATTGCTATTCAAAGAGATCAGGCTTTAGGGAGGTTGGGCACTCCCTGGAGTCGGCTGCAAGCTGCATCAGCTTGCTATCACCGACAAGCCGTGCAGCTTGCAGCCAGATGCCGACTGAAGCGCGGTGAAACCAGCATCAGTTGGATGACCGATCAAAGCACTCAGATGACTATTGAAGTAGCCGACATGAAAGGCAATGTGCTCTGCTACCCGGAGGCTGATGCCAATTTTCCGGAGACATGGATACAGAGATCAAGCCGTGTGCAGATGCTGATGCAAGAAGCTCCGACCAGCCCGATAGTCACGCAAATCTTCTCACTGCCGGAAAATCTCAGACTGCTGAAAGATGCTATCGGGCTGAAGGAATTCGTTGTCCCACAAGCTGAATCAGTAGATAAGCAAAGAGGAGAATTTGAGATCTTGTTAAAGAGAGAGCCACAGCCGCGGCCTAATCCTGACTTTCAGCAGCTACAACAGCAAGTGAACTTGCTGGAGCAGCAGATAGTGCAGTCTCAGCAGATTATGGGCCTTGACCCAACGGTGTCACAGCAGCTGCAAGCTCAGATGATGCAGCTTATGCAGCAGCTGCAACAAATGCCGGAAGAGATCAGCTCTTGCCCAGTGGCTAAAGATGCCTCAGAAGATCACAGCACCGAAGCTCAAACCTGTGTAGACATGATGAATAGCCCCACCGGGAGAAAGCTGGCTCATGGCAATCAAGCTCAGCAGCTAGCTTTTGCCAATCTCAAGCTGCACTGGCAAGAGCATATGACTATGTTTCAAGCTCTTCAGCCACCGAATAATCAATTGAATTCCAGACCGATCAGCAAGTCAGTCTCAGTAGCAGTTGATCGAATGCCCAATGATGTCGCAGCTCAGCTCTTGCAGCAGGAGTACGGCATTAATGCTAACCCCATGAGTTTCGGGATGCAGGATGCTGCTGAGACTGAGCAGAAAGTGACTGAGACAGCCGCGAGAAAGAGCATCCCGCAAGCTCCGCCGCTGCCGAACCTCAATCAGCCAGCACCAGCCCCACCCGGAGGAGGTCTGTAGGTAGAGTATGGATGATGTAGGCGCAGTAGATGTAGCAGAACCGATAGAAGAAGTATCAGCTGAAGACACTGCTTCAGAAATTGCACCAGTAGAAACTGTTGAGCCAGAGCAGCCTGCTGAAAAGCCAGAGCCGACCGCAGAAGATCAGTCACTCGGGCTGAAAGAAGTCAAGAATGCGCTTGCTAGGCTTAGAGAAACTAACCCTAAGGAAGCTGATCTACTCCGCAAGGCTTATTTTAGCTACAACGACTTGGTTAAGCATTTTCCGACTGCCAGAGAAGCACAGGCGGCTCGGATTGCCCTTGATACTGTTGGCGGCGTGGACGGCATTGCTACTCTTAGAGAGCAGGTACAAGCGTCTGAATACTTAGAACAAGCTGCTGAGGCTGGTGATTCCAGCATTGTTGATGACTGGGCTAGAGACTACCCGCAAGGCTTTCAGCAGGTCATGCCGTATGCCATGCGGCAGTTCGCCAAGATGGATCCTAATGGCTTCTCTCAGCAGGTTCAACCACACTTCTACGGCTTTTTAGAGAGAGCACAGCTTGCCGACAGGCTGAGTGAAGCTTTTGATGCCATCAAGAACCAGAACCCAGAAGCTGCACAGGCACTGCTCCGCAATATCTATGCCTGGATCGGTCAGCAGAAGCAGACCTCAGAGCAAAACGGCCAGCAACAGCTCAACCCGCAGCAGGACAAGCTGGCTGAAAGAGAGAATCAGCTCAAACAGCAGGAAGAAAAGCTCTTTCGCGGTGAAATTGGCAAAGAAACCTATGATTATCAGCAGAGAAGTGTAGAAAAATCGCTCATGCCGTATTTGAAAGGCATGAAGATTTCAGAACAAGCCAGACAGCGGCTGACTAACACAGTGCATCAGGATGTTTTTGACAATCTCACTCAAGATGAGGGCTACCAACGTCAGGTACGTGCATTCCTTGCTCGGAAAGATGCCCGTGGAACTAAAGTCTACATAAAAGCTCACCTCGACAGCATCATTCCAGAGATTTCAAAGCGTGCGGTGCAAGATCTTTACGGTGCACCCACAAAAGCTGCCAAGGCAGCAAGCTTAGTAGCCGCAGCTCCAGCAAAACCGAATTCAAACGGCATAGTTCAGCTCATGAAAAAGCCATCTATGACAGAAATTGAGAAACGTCCGGGTTGGATGACTGGCTATATCAGCGGTAAAGCCATGATGGCAACTGGGCCGTACAAAGGCCGTTATGTGACTTGGAAGAAGGCCTAGATGCCAGTTTACGGCTTGAATCCGGCTGATAACGTACCGCAAGCGATGTCTACGACGCCAGAGTACATGTTTGGCACTAAAATCGGCGTAGCACACTCAAAATTCGTAGCTGAAACCGTCAGTGTCGGCACGAAATCTAGAGCAGTCTGTTTAGCACCAGCCGTAGAGAACCACGGTGTCAGAGGCTTCATTGCCACAGTGCTTTGGCCGGAAGATGCTACCGAGGGTGAAGTAGAAGTGCAAGGCTCAGACCTCAATGAAGAGGACGCCTTCCACCCGCTGGGCACGATCACTTTTCCTGATAGACAGTACAGCTCGCCGTCTGGGTTAGTAGTCAATTTCATGCGGCTGAAAGTGACCGTAGTACCAGACCCGCCACAGCTGGCCGGACGGTTGACTATCCGCTAATTTCTGCCTGACAGCTGCGCGACCCTCGAGTCGGAAAACTGATGAGCAGCTGTAAGTTGTCCGCAGACCTGCATAGCTTAGGCAAGCAATGCAGAACCACCAATCATGTACAGTCCGCAGGCATGTAAGGGTGAGTTTGCGTTTTGAGGCACTTACATGGCTGGAAACCCATTACAAGAAGCAGCGGTTGAATCAATTGAGTTAGATGCCTTTGCCAAAGACATACCCGACTTAGTTCCACTGTTTGACACCTTATATTCATTTGCTAAAAAGAATTTCAAAACTGTCCCTAGTTCCAATATCACCGAAGGTGGAGGAACTACGCGACCTTCTGCTAGAGTGCCTTTCCGCGTACAAGCGGGCGCTCCTATCACTCAAGGAACTGGAGACGCTGACGGACTTGGCCGAGGCTCTGGTTCACTATGGCGCAGTTTCGCGCTTAGTCCTGTGGTTATTAAAGCTGCGAATGAAATCACCTGGCTATCGAAGAAGGCAACGGATGGCAGAGAGCGTGGCTTATTCAATGTCTCGGCACAAGAATTAAAGAATAGTCTTGCCAGCTGCACTAGAGGCATTGAAGGATTGATGAACGGCGACGGCTCTGGTTCTATAGATCAGATACCGTCAACCGCAATCATCAACAGTGCTACTCTTCAGCCTCCTAACATCAGCTCAATTGTCGGAATGACTAATGTTGCTGGCCTCACTGATCAGCAAGTCGTCCAATTTTTCCCTGCAATTGGCGGTGTGTCTCGCGGTTGGGCTGTCATTTCTTTTGTTGATGCTGTCACTAACACCTTATGGTTCACAACTCCGCTGCCGCCAGGTGTCACTGCTGGAGACTATATTATGGTCAGTGGCGGTGCTGCTACTGGTGCGGCTGGCTCATCTCTGCTAGGACTAAGGTATTGGCAAAACAATGGCAATACCGGAACGATCGCTGGCGTTAATAGGGCTAATTTTCCTGGTCGTCTATCTACTCCTACGATTGATCTCGAAGGCGGACCAATGACGCAGAGCATTGGCTTGAGAGCTGCGACTCTGATGGGAAGAGCACTCGGGCCCGATGCCGACTCGATAGATGAAGCGATATGGTACACAGGTCCTGATCAGGGCATAGCAATTAGCAACTTGATGTACAACGTTCAAGTTGTGAATGCTCAAGATGTTGGCGGTGAGAAACCTATTGACTTAGGAAAGAAATTCTTTCCTGATACGTTTTGCAATAGAAATCTGATGATCAGCTACACCGCGAAACCGGGTAGAGCTGATCTGATCACACCGCAGACTTGGTACATTTTTGAGACAAGCCCGCTCGAGTTATATGATTTCGGCGGCGGGTCAACAGTTATGCCCGTACCAGATATTGCAGGGGCTGGGAGCTACCTTACCAGCTATATCATGGCGTATATAACCGCATTCAACGTTTGCAACTCGAACATGATGGCTGGTGCTTACATTCAGAACGCTGCTGTCCCTACAATTAACTAATGGTTGATCAAGATGCAATTCTCGGTGAGCCACATACGGGCTATGAGAACGAAAAGGGGCTCGGTGAATTTGAGTGCGAGAATTGCAAGTATTACCGTCGGTTGTCTAAAACAACTGGCAGTTGCAGTGAAAAAAACATGGTCAGGTACTCACAGCAGCCACTCACTGAAAACAAGCTCCGCTTGGTAGAAGCTGAAGGCTGCTGTGAGTATGTTCACCGAGTTGGCAGAAGAGATTTAGTCCAATCAGCTGCTGAGCTGAAAGGCAAATATTGGGGGAAGAAAAGTGCCTGACATTACTTATGCCGATGCAAAAGCACTCAAAGCTAAAGCTCTGAATCTAGTGCTGGATAGAGCTGAGCACACTGTAGCCGTCAGCCATGCACAGCCGCTGAATGATAGAGTGCTGCTGAGAAGAGTGCCATATGAGCAGAAAGACCAGACTGTGCAGATTGCCGATGCTTTCAAGCCAGCTTCTAATGTTGGTGTAGTGCTAGGAGTTGGGCCAGATGTTGAAGGTGTGAGCCTCGGTGATAAGATCATGTTCTCTTTCTACTCTGCTCAAGATGTGATGATTGACAATGAAAAGCTGGTGCTGATCAGCTTTCAAGACATATGGATCAAATTGTAGAGCGGCTGAAGTGCCCACCACGCTTTCAAGAGCGGCTGAACCAAGTCGGAGGACTGAACCGTTATGGCTCGCCTAACTTTATCTTGGCCTGGGGCCAAACTTATACCAACAGACGAGGTGGTACTTGGGCCAGCGGGGAATGGTATTACACCGGATACCGAGACGAACTTGAGGATGGCAGGCCTTGCTGG